ACCTTTGTATCCTACTACAAAGAATTGCTTAGCTGTGTTAACGTTTGCAGAATATGGATCGATATAAACTTTATATCTTCCGTTTAATATTCCAGCAAAAGTGTTACCAGTGTCATCTACATTAAGATTATTGTTTAATGCAGGTGTATAGTCTAACACGCCAGCCATTTGTAAAGCAGAAGCAACATCTGAAGATGTGATCAGAATGTTACCTTTTCCTCTACGTGTTCTTTGTGCGATTGTGTTTGCTTCTCTTTCTACTTGGAACATTAGGCCTTTAAATCTTTCAACAGACCATCTTCCGTTTGAGTCTGTATCTAAATCAAAGATACCTGCGTTTGTTGTTCCAGCAGCAGCACCGATTTCAGCGTTGATGTAAATTGTTCTTACAACTTCTCTATTGATTTCCGCAAGGATCTCAGCAGATAAAATGTTTGCAAGTTCAGTTTCAGCATCTAAACCGTGGATTGCTTTTAGATCTTGAGCAAGTTCCATTGTGTATTCAGCTTTAAGAGCTCTTGATTTAGCAGTTACAGTCGATTTCTCGATTGAAAATGCCATTTCAGCAAAGCTATTAGCAGATGAATCACCTAGTGCTTCAGCAGCAGCAGTTGACATACCTGTTCCAGTAGTATAAGTGCCAGCAGGGCTGTCATTTAATAATGCTGGGTTAGATCCTGAATCAGCAGTTGTTGAAAAACCGCCTGTTGCAGAACCAGCTTTGTTTCTACCAGAAAAATCAGTATCCGCTGCATCAAATAAAGCTTCTTCACTTGTGCTTTGTGATCTGTATTTTGCTCTCATAGCGAAGATCAGTCCTGTTGGACCAGTCATTGGCTGTACGCCTGCTATGTCGTATGCGATAAGATTTGGCATCGCTCTTCTTACTAAAGAAATTAGGATTGGATCCCAATTTTGTACGTAAGACGCATCAGTGCTGTTCACAGGAGCAGCTTCTGACATAAATGCTCTATCTTCTCTTAGTGCTCTCTCTTGGTTTTCCAAGATAACAGCGGTAACCGCTCTCTTATAACTATCCGTAACTTTTGGGAGTTCTGGATGTTCAAGGACCGGCTGCCATTTTTTAACTAATTGTTCAGATAAGTACATATCTTTTTTATTCTCCCTTTATTTTTTAAATCCCAATTTAATGGAATCTTTTGTTTTAGTGATAGCGGCCGTGTAAGCAGTCATAGCGTTTGACAAATCAACTTGCGTTGTTTCGCCTTCGGCAACGTTATCGATTTCACTTTTTGGTGAAATTTCTTTTGATGTATTAAAATAAGACTCTTTAATAGTCGTTACTTTATTCTTAAACTCATCAGCATTAGAGTATTCAATTTCTTCTGCTAATTTATTAAATTTTTCTTTGTTAGTATCTGTTAAGTCAGACGATACAGCGTCAACTATATCTTGTCTTGTTAACTTACCAATTTCAGAATTTAATTTAACGTTAGCTTCGATTTGCTCATTTAACTTATTATTAAGCTCTTCGATTTTAGAAGCTTGATCTTCTAACACGTCATATTTTTCGTCTGGTACGTTTATGTAATGATCTTCAAATAATTTTTTTAGACCACTGATAAAGTCCTCAGCGATTTCACCTTTAATTCCTCTTTCAATAGCAATCTCGTTTTGTTTCATCCATTCTTCTACAACGTAGTTTAGGTATGAATCAACTTTTTCAACAAGCTCTGCTTTTGATTTTTCATTTTCTTCTTTTAACTTACTTTCGTAAGATGAATGCATTTTCTTTTTAGCTTCTTTGATTTTTGATTTCAAAGCAGCTTCAAATATTGTTGCAGCTTTTGCTTTAAATTCTTCTGTCAATTTTTCATCTCCGATTAATGCTTTTACATCATCAGAAACGTCAATTGTTTCATCTTCTTTTTCAGCATCTTCAACTTTTAATGTTTGGCCTGGATGGTCAACTTTTGTAACACCAGCTTCTGTATCTGGTTTCTTAGTTGCGTCAACGTCTGCGGCTTTTGCATTTTGAGCGTCAGAAACTTTTTTATTATTTTTAGTAGCGTCAGGATTGCTGTCAGTTGCTTTCACAACCGCTGCGCCTAAATCTTGAGCTTCGTTAGAAAGCTTAGTAGGTTCAGCTGCTACAGCATTCTTCTTTGGAGCATCAGCAACAGACTCTTGTTCTGTTATCGTTTGCTCTTTGACTTCTACTGTTTTTTCTGTAGCCATTTGAGAAATCTCCTTTTTATTTTAATCGATTAAAATATCTCTTTTTATAGTGATATTTATAATAAATTGATTTTCTATTAAAGTTTACTTAAAAAATCCTTGAATATACTTGCCTTTTTTTCAGCTAATTCAATTCTTTTTGTCTTAATTAACTCTTGTTTCCAAGCTTCTACGTCTTGTTCAACAAGAATACCGTTATTCCATACCCATTCTTTTGTCTCCATAATACCTTCTACAAAGGCCTCCGGAGCAGATGGGTCTGCCACAATATCAGCGGCCGTTGCAAGGTAAAAATCTTCACCTACTGTATTTTGGCCGTTCTTTGTTACTAAGGAACCCATACCTCGTGATGATACGCCTAACTTAGCGCCTTCATCAATAAGACTCTTTACAATCTTACCGTATGGTGTATCCATAATTTTTGCTTCACCAATAAAGTTTTTGCCTTCAGGATATAATTTCTTAATCATATGTGATACTCTTTCTAAGTTCACAGTTGGTCCTTCTGGATGGCCTAACTCTCCGAATGCTCTATTTTTATTGATAAATTCTGCGTTGTATCGTTTTACTTCTTTCATTAAAACGTTACTTGGGTAAATTCTACCGTTACGATTTTTGATGTCAGACTGTAAAAAAATTCCCTTTATAGAGTAATTTTTCTTACCTTCTTTTTCTTCAATGATGTATTGAGCATCATTTATTTCTTCTCTTATAAGTTTCATATTCCCTCTTTTACTATTTATATATTATCTAAATTCTATTACTAAAGAGTAGTTATCTCCGTTAGCAAAATTTTTAGTGCTTAGTAATACATCACCTGATGGTGTGGTTGCATTATTTGGTATTTCATCACCAGCAGTTCTTAAATCAAAAAATCCTTGACCAGATAAAAGTAATGCAGTTGCGCTTGTAGCGCCAGCCCATTTAATTTCTACTGCTGATTTTGGATTAGCAGTGTTAACTGAAAACCAAACTTTCGCAATTTTTCGAGCACCGTCTGTTGTCATAAAAGTTGTGTTCGAAGCATCTACTTTTATAACATCTGTTTCGCCAGAACCATCGGAGAAGTTTGTTAATTTAACAACAAACTTTACTCCTGATGTATCTGTTATGGTTTGTGATGTAACTATATCTGCCATTTTATATTATGCGTTTTCAGCAAACCCTATTTTTTGTAGAGTTAATAAAATATATCCTGAAGCACTTACTGTTACGGCTTCAATATCGCCACCAGTTGCACCAGCATTAGTTGCCGTATTTTTTATAACAGCACCGTAATAAATTCCAGCACCTGTAATATCAATGGCTTCAACGTCAGCTGAAGCTCCTTTAAATTGTAATTGTACTCGACCTGTTATACCGTGATTAATATGTGTAATGTGTAATTTAGCTCCGTTTGCGTGATCACTCAAAGCACTTGCATCAACAGCGGCCGCAGTGGTAGCAGAATCGTTGTCGAAGCTTAGTAATACTTTGGCGTGTGTTTTTGTATCTGATAATATTTTTGTAAATGTTGCCATAGTTCCTTTAAACTCCTAATTGTTCGTTTACTTCTTTGTCAAAATACTTATGTATATCTTCCTTCTTTATATTATATGAAGCAGTAACTTTTTCTATTGCTCCGTCAAATCTTGTAAGAATATCTTTCTGTTCGTTTTCTATTAATCTATAAATTTCTTTTATCGCCTCTTTCATTTTAGGCGACAAATCATTATAAGATTTAGAATCCATAAATCTATTTTCTTTTACGATATTACTAATTTTTGTTTTCATCAGCAACTGGTTCTGTTCTAGGTGCCGGACTAGCAATTTCTGGTTTTGGATCACTGTGTGGTTCTGCTTCAACTTGTCCTTGAAACAATACACCAGCAAGTTCTTTTCTTCTTGCTTCTAATGCGTCGCCAACCTTATTTCGTAATGCGTCTTTAAAAGCTTCACCAGCTTCAGCCGCTTGTCCTAATGATAATTTATCAATAAAACTCTTTACTTGTTCACTCATTTTTTTCTCCTTTTATATTTATAATAAAGTTTCAGTTTTCTTAGGTTTATCTATACCACCTAAAGAAGAATCTCCATCTGTAGGTTCAATAGGGCCTTCAGATTTAATCAGTTTATCTTGTTCTTTAATCTCTTTTTCAGATTGTTTAAAGATATACTTTCTTACGTATTCTTGTGAAAAATATTTACCTACATATTTCTCTAAAGAATCTGCTAACAAAACACGGTCTTTTAACATTTCACTTTCTTTTAATTCAGCAAAATGACCGTCTTGTAAAAAGTCATATTTAATATTGGCCTGTATAACATTCCAATCTTCAACAGCAATAATACCTTTTAATATTAATTGTGTTTTTAAAAAGTCATTAAATAATTCTGTAAACTTCTTTCTTAATCTTTGTACAAACTTTGTAAATTTTAATTCATCTCTTGTAATTTCTGTTGAACGGCCTAAACTAAAACCTGATGATGGTTCTAATCTACTTACAGGAACGTTTAATGAACGATAAAGTTTCTTTTGGAAATATTCTATATCAGCCATCTCACCAAGATTTTGGCCACCAGGTAGTGTAGATATATCTGTTCCTCGTCCGCCTTCTCTTGTTGGTAACCAATAATCTTCCAACATATTCATATAACTTCTGTCATCTCTTATTTCGCCTGTATTGGCATCATAAACTAATTTGTTTCGATAACGTGCCATTACATCTCGTAAATATTGTTCTGCTTTTTGCTTAGGTAGATTACCAACATCTATTTTGAAAATTCTTCTTTCAGGTGCTCTTGCTATACGATAGATAACAACAGCATCTTCAATCATACGTAATTGATTTACTGGTTTAATTGCCTTATGTAAATAAGACAAGATCATATTTTTATTTTGATCTACTAAACCTGAAGAACAAAAAGCAATTGTATCGGCCGCTATTCTTACGCCTGAACCTGATGTTGCACCTGCAACACCTTTTTCATTAAACATAAAATATTCTTCATAATCATTTGTAATTGATAAATCGACTGTACTTCTTATTTTTTTTAATTCTCTTACTTTTTTAATTTTGCGTGGGTCAATATAACGTAATTCTGTTATACCGTTTTTAGGATTTTCTCTATCAATAAGTTTTTGATAAAATATTCTACCATCAACATACCATCTTTTAAATATTTCAAATCCTTTTGTACTGAAGTTCATTAAACTCAATACATTCATAAATTCTTCGTCTATTTTCTTTTTAACTTCTGGACCATAAGGTAAATCGTTTAATATAACTCTTATAGATTCTTTTTCTTCACTTGCAACAATAGCTTCGTTGCAAATATCTTCTATTGCTTGGTCGCATTCTGGATGTAATGAGATTTCTCTATAACGTCTTACGAGGTCGGCTTCATTCTTAGCCGTGCCTTCCATATCAAGGTACGAACCAAAATACCCTCCAGCAGCGACGGTTGTTGTACCGTCGTCTGCTTGAGGTGTAGTAAAGTTTTGTTTCGGATCTTGCTCTTGTTTTTTACGGGTTATTGAAAACCCAAACAGATCAGCCATAATTTATATTCCTCTACTACTACTTATAATAGTTTTAAGTAGTCGTATTTGTTTCAAAAAACTGATAAGCAAAAGTTACAACAAATTGTTCAATCGCTGTTTGTTCGTCATACGTTAATTCAATAGCACCGATGGACTTTGGAAAAGCACCTCTAAGTGTATATGATTTAACCGTATTACCGTTACGATCTAAGTGGTCAATAAATGCGTCCACTTGATAGTCAGCAGGATTTGTTAATCCTTCATTGTCTGTCATATTGTTGATACCATTTTGCCATCTTTCAAAAGCATTTCTTACTTTGAAGTTTGTATCGTTATAAACTGTAACTGTCCAATCTTCAAACGTTCTATCTCCTGCAATCTTAATTGATCGTCCTCTAAACTTAACGTCAACTTCACCGATTGTCATAGCAGGTATAGAAGTTGCTCTACATAAGAAAGCCAGATCTTCTATTTCGCCACCAACTTGAGCGTAACCAGGAAAAGGCATTACTACCTTAAACTGATTGGCACGAGCGCCTCCGCCAGCAAGTTTAGCTTTGAAGTCATTAATGTTTGCCATTTTTTATTCTCCTATTCTAAAATTACCCAGCTACTTCTTCGAAAGAAACGCCAGTTCTAGTTGCAACGAATTGTAATGTAATAAAGTTGATACTTCTAGCAGGTTTAATAAAGATTTCTGCTATAAATTCATTTCTATCAATTACTTCGCCAGTGTTGTTAGTTTCATCACACACTACTAAAAAGTCTGTGATACCACGTCTGCCTTGTACCTCTCGTAAGAATGGTTCAACGATATTTCTAAAGTTTGCTCTAGTAAACTCGTCATTAAATTCAAACAATTGGAATTTAGAAGCAGTAGAGATTGCTTTTTCTAAAACGATAAACAATCTTCGTACATTGATTCTATCAAAAGCAGATGGAGCACTTAATCCAGTTTTATCACCGAAAAGTACTGTACCTTGTCCAGGGAAAGTAACGACTGCGTTAACTCTATTTCTGTAAAGGTCATCTCTTTGTGTTTTATTTGGATTGAAAGCCAATCTAACTGCACCTCTAATAATACCTCTATTAAAGCCAGCTGGTGAATACCAACTATCTGCAACTAAATCGGTTCTTGCTGATAAACCAGCAATATCTCCGTTTAACGGTACAAATCTGTACACGTCATTATATCTATCGTACATATATTTGTAACCACTGTCAAATACAACATAAGAAGATGAACGAATTGCGTTGTAAAAACCAATTACGTTACTTGCTTGATTATTTGCATTTGCTATGTTTACAACATCTGAACGTTCAGGTGATACGAAAGCAACTGCATCTTTTCTATCTTCTGCAATTGATATTACGTTATCTACGTGAGTAGCATCGCCTGGACCAGCAATAATTAAACCTACATCCACTGTTTCAGAATCTAGGAATTTTTCATATGCTGTTTTCTTTTGTGCGTTTGTTATAGCAGAACCATCAGAACCACTTTGAAGTGATGTTGCTGTTGGTGTTGTAACTGCTGTAAATGTTACACCAGAAGCTGCACTACCCC